TCTTTCTAATCTCTGCAATCCTCTCAAGGTTCTCTTCCCTGGACAACCAATCCTTACTCGACTCCAGCTCCTTAACAGGCTCAACAGAACCACGCTTAATAGAATCAATCATCTCTTTCATCTCTGCCCAAGAAGGAAAGAACTTATTAACATCAGCCAACCTATGAACAGCCTCTTCAGCCATGTGATACGGATACCTGGTTAGCTTGTCTCTCCAAATAATTAAAGTAGGATCGCTTACTTTCTGTGTCCATATAGACGACATTAAAAACAAAGTCTTAGCTGCCTCTTCTTCAGTCATCACAACAAACCCCGTATCTCTTCAAGAATAATTCTTGCACCCAACACAGGAACAGCCATACCTATCTGCTTTCTAACTGATTCTTTACCTCCAACAAAAGTAAACCAATCAGGAAAAGTTTGAAACCTTGCACGTTCTCTGTTAGTTAAAGCCCGATCCTCCCAATGGTAGCCATGAGTACCACCACCACCACTAGCAGTCACGGTATAAGCAGGTTTATTAGGATGAGTTTTCCTGTAACGATTAGACATAGCTTTATCTTGCTTCTGTTCTAATTGTTCTTTCAACATTAGATGTTCCGGCAGGTGGGTTTGCCAAACATTCTCACCAGGTTTTATATAAGACAATCGTTCAACAACTTTCGCAGGATGTTTAGCGAACTCATGGTTGTTAGCCCAGGAAGGTATACAAGCTAATGCTTCTCCAGCTGTAACTATCTGACCGGATGGTTCAGGAACTTCAAACTTTAAACCAAGATCAGATCGCATACCAACGATTACGAATCTGTGACGTTTTTGTGGTATGCCGTACTCTTCAAACTTATATTTATGCACGGTTAATGTATAGCCATTGCCTGCTTCACTAAGGTCAGCCAAGATTTTTTTAAAAGCTTCACCTTCATTGACACTTGAAATGCCACCAACATTCTCAGCTACGAAAAACTTCGGTGAATGTAAATTTAAATACTCAACACCATAGGAATATAAACCACCGAAAGAACCTTCAAGTCCTTTGCTGTCACCGAGTATAGAAAAATCGTTACAAGGAAATCCGTACATGAACCCATCCACATACGGGAGTTCTTTAATGTCAACTTCTTTTATGTCAGCACATAAAACATTAGGTGAAACATTTAATGAGAAAGAAGCAACAGCATCGAACTCATAATCAATAGCGAACTTATGCTCGAACCCTGCCTGTTTAGCACCTAACCCCATACCTCCTGCGCCACAGAAAAACTCTCCAACAGTAGTCATTACTCCCCCCAACATTTCTTACTTGGATTCCAATGATGTTTACCTGATGTGTAAAACAAATGTGCAGCTACCCTTATGTTATTTTCTAAATCGTAAGGTGAAGCATCAGCTGATAAGCCTGCTGACACTGCACGGCTTGACCAGTAACGCATAAGATTTTGCATAGCTCCCACAGCAAGAGCAGATGAAACAGCAGTAGAACGAACATGATGAGGTAAGGCAGACGACTCACAGAAAGCGACGCGCGTTGCCCATAGACGATCTGATTCTGTTTTAAAATACTCATCTATTAGAACGCTTAAAGGTTTAGTGTTGTCTGTTAAAGGGGTGAACCCGTACCATCTGTAAACAGCAACTACGCCACCACCAACAGAAGCAATATGTTTCGCTCTAGTCTTCGGTCCATAAATACCATCAACCTGGACTCCACCTATTTCTTTTTGCAACTCCACGATATGAGAACCACGCTCATACATACGGTATTCTTGATCCACTATCTCTGGTATCACAACCATAGAGTTCACGGCAATAATTACGGCAAGCAAAAGAGAGGTCATTTCTTACGGCTCTCAGCTATCTTCAATCTTTTATCTACAGCACGACACGCATCAGAACATATCCTATGTTTATATGATTCAGCTGTATAAGACGCACCGCAAATAACACAAGCTCTCTTATCTCCGAAACCTCCGAGCTTTATACGACGTAACCGGACACGATCTTTCTTACCAAGACCACCCCAAATACCTTCCAGCTCATCATGCTCTAAGGCATACTCTAAACAATCCTGCTGAACAGGACAGTTCTCACATAAAGCAGTCACGGATTGGTTGGGTCTACCACTATTAGGAAAAAACATATCAGCTTTAAGACCACGACAACGGGCTTCTTTGAACCAACCAGGTGCAGGAAGTATTTCAATCATAGCTTCTATGCCCATTAGAAGAAGGGTCGCTGTCTGAATCTAGGTTCGCTGCGATAAACAATAATGCTTGAGATAAATCAATGGCGGTGTCACGATCTAAAACAACAGCTGTATCAATAACCCAACCAACCGTACTCTCTGCATTAAGATTGTCGTGTGCTGTAAAAAGAACTATCTCTTTATTATCAGGGTCATCTCCTCTTACAGCCAGGTAACGGGTTTCATGCCGTTTACATTTAATAGCAAAAATGTTTTCAGGCATAGACGTTAAAGAGATCATGTTATTCTTCCAACCACCCTCGCGGGTATCCACCCCACACTCCGAACTTTTCTTTACGCCCTTGCTTTTGACACTCCTGCCGGACAGGGCATTTCCGGCAGATAGCTTTCGCAACATCCAAGTATTCTTTTTCGTAGAACACTTCAATGGGTTCACCTCGGCAAGCTGCATCACTACTCCATTTACCTACCTTCAGGAAGCTCATAGTTGTCATCCCAAGAACGTAGCCGTAACACGGATTTCTGTGTCTCATTCAACGTAGGTTTATTATCTTCGTCTATTTCTCCGTAAGCTATGTTTAATGCGACACCCCACGCTGGTCTTGAACTGAACTTCCAGCATTTATCTAAAGCCAAAGCTATTACAGGGTCAGTGAAACCTGCTTCCAAGGCTTCAACAATCCTGTTGACAATCGTAGAGTTGCGATGAGTTTGCAGTGAAGGTTTCCTGTAAGGATTGTTCTGCCACTCTTTCAATATCTGTTCAGCTTTAGCCTTAGCTTTTTCTTGAGGATCAAAAATTCTTAAATCATAATCTTTCATGGCATCAGCTCAACAAACTTTTCTAAAGACATCACAACATACGAGCGTGAAGTATTACTGTTTCTTTTCTTAATAACAACAGCGCCGAAAGGGACACCGGCGTTACCCGCTTCTATCTCTGCTTCTTGAACGAAAGCGCCCAACTGTTTAGACCAGTCTTTTACATTCTTACATTCAAGAGCGAAGTCGGGTACGCCTATGATATCGCCCTTATCATTTGCCCCTGACAGCGCACGACGTTCCACATTATATGGTTTCTTCTCGTTAATAAAATTTACGACATCGGTTTCAAACCGTGTCCCCTTAGCTTTGTTACGTGACGACATTAGAAAAGTTCTTCTTCAACTTCCTGTGGTTTATTAGAATCTTTTTTATCATCAGCCCAAGGGGAGATTTGTTCACCTATATCCGAAGCAACAATTTTCATTTTGCTTCTCTTCTCACCGTCTTTGTTTTCCCAACTGTCTTCTTTAAGCCTGCCTGTAATGACAACAGGTGAACCTTTCTTTAAAGTTGAGACACAATTCTTAGCCAGGTCATCCCAAGCTTCGACATCAACAAAAAGAGAAGACCCATCTTGCCCGCCTTTATTAGTAAAAGCTGCTCGCATCTTTGCGACATGCTTACCAGCTGATACTTCTTTCAATTCAGGGTCAGTTACCATCCGACCTGTTGCAGTTACTTGCATATAACCCATTTACTTTTTCTCCTTATTGTTGGATTCTTCAATGTCATCTAAAGCGGTATGAACTTTTTCTATATCTTCAATAGTTTTAATGTCAGATGCTTTAGCGATTTTTCTATCAAGAGTTTTAGAAGCTATCTCTGTCAGCTGATCTAAAACATTAAGCTTTTTCCCTCTGTCAGCTAACTCCTTCAACTCTGCTTTAATGTCAATCGAAACGACGGTGGGATCAGGCTGGCTAGAGGGGTTGCCAGTAACGCCGTTGGGGTTTTTACCAGACCCCACCGTCTTTGACATTTCTTCACGACTAGGGCGTGGCTTGTTCTGATCTGAGAAACAAGCATTTGCTAAAACCCTGCCCAACGCTGACGTTTCACAGTTCTCCAGATGGCTTGTCTTATTAACGAACCCATCGCCACGCACTTCTCTAGCCCAACCAGTAGCAAAAGGAGTGTCTTCCCCTTCTCTAAATAAACGGGCAACGAAAACAACTGTGCCTTTCTCTTCGTCGTATTCAACCATCTCGGTTTCCATACGACCATTCGGAAATTTTTCCCAAAACAACGGGATTCTGTCATGGACAGTTTCATAATCTTCAGGGTTGAAACCCATCTCACACCTCCAAGGTTTGTTGATCTTCAGGTATGGGATCTAAAATTCTGTAAACCCACAACCCGCCTCCAACACGTTTACGTTCCACTTGGTATCCACCAAACTTAGCTTTACGTGCATCTCTTAATCTTGCGCTAACACTTTGGACTTGACCGCCAACTTGAAAAGCTATCTCATTCAACGTGCGCCAATGTCCATCTTTCATAAGCTCTAATACTTTATCGAATAAAGTTGTGAGCCTAACTTCATCTTGTTCTTTGTCGTATGTAAGACCATCAAAAAGGTTTGTCACTTTGCTTCCTCCTCAGTTGCGTCATCCAATGATGTGTAAAAAGAAATGTGTTCATTAAACTCTGTCGCAGGTGGGTCCCAACTGTTCTGAATGTTAGGGGTACTAGCTTCAACAGGTACAGCTTGGGTAGGTAAAGCTCTGCAATCAATGTTGAACACACAGTACCGGCAACGCCAATAACCTTTAGAAGCTGCATATCTAGGAGGGTCTTCTATCCACCCCTCATCAGGCACGAACCTTGGAGGGATCATACCGGACTCAACTTCTTCAGAGATTACTTTAAGCCTGCTTAGTTCTTGTTCAACTAATTCTCTGACAGTTGTATTAACAGAAGGAACAACGTCATCCATGTCGAAACGAAATTCTAAAGTCATACCAGGTTTAACACCATCTCTGTATGAGGCATCTTTAGAAACATAAACGATTTGAATACCATCAGCTTCCAACCCGTAAGCATAAATACCTGCTTGAAGGATGTGTTCAATCTTAGGTGAATCAGTGGTTGTGCCGTCACCTTTTAACGCCAGCTTGAAAGGGAAAGCTGTCATGGTTTTCAATTCTAAAACATATTTCTTGTCACCTATTGTGAACAACCCATCGGCGTGACCACTAATGTCATAACCAAAAGGTCGCAGATCAACAGGAGCTTCAGCTTCAAAATCCTCCCACATTGCGGTAAGAGATTGTTGCACCTTTTCGTGCATTGCTTGACCTAAATGAAAAGCAATAAGAGTTTCATAAGGAAGCTCTTCGGATTCGTTGACTTGCGCCATTTCAAATCCAATCTTCCTCGCACAATTATACGCCTGGGAACCACGTAAAGCAGTACCGAAAGCAGTGGGTCTTTTACCTTCCTGCTCACGTTCATAACGCAAATGTGCATCTACTGTGCTGGCAATAAGACCACTGCCAGTATTGGTTTCTTGTATCAAAAGAACCCCCTCTATTATTGGATCACCTTTAGACCCTTAGACTATGCCTCTAATTATAGGGGTTATCATAGTTAGATGCAAGCAATTTATAGCTAGGGAGGGGGAAGGAAAAACTGGCGGGTTGAACCCCCTCCCTAACCATTCAGTCAGCTAAGGAAGAAGTTCCTTTAGTTCCAACTTTCTGAGCGAGAGCGCCCTTAATAACGGACACAGCAGCGGCGACACCTGCACCTGCCATCATCTTCCATTGGTCAACACCTAGGTCGAACATGGAGTTTGATGACATGGCACCTATGGCAGCCTGCACGAATGTGGCTACTACTCTCTCTATTAAATCTCTTGTAATCATGGTTATTACCATCCTTCTTTTTCTTTATCTTGTACGAATATCGGAGCTGTAAAAGTAAAACCGTTTGTCGGTGTTACTACAGCATACGCCTGTAACGGTGGACAGTCACGGAAATTCATAAGTCTTGAGAACTCATCAACTCCTTTACTGCTACCACAGGCAAAGACCCCGTTGCCAGGGTCAAGTATTTGCTGATGAAAATGACCGAAAGCCATCACATCAAAAGGCTGATGAAGTCTTTTCTTATCAACCATTCTTAGAACAGGAGCCATTAAGCCACCCACTCCGTTTCCTCCACCACGAATCTGATCTCCATGTGTTAAAAGAATACGAGTGTTATACACAGAAACCAAACAGTCAGCTGTGTCAGGTATGTCCCAAGTAATACGAGCATCTTTTTCCAAAAGGTTAGCGGTCATCGTTGCTAGTAGAAAATCTAAGTTATCTCTTACCCGACCTTTCATTCGGGGTTTCCTGGTCTGCCGACCATGATTTCCTACAACGGAAGATATATGTACCTTACCAAAAAAATCTGCCAGCTTCGTGACACAAGCTGCAAGAATTGGTGACCAATAAACACACGTATCTAAACCAGAAACACCTTCATTGGTTTGAGCTAACTCTTCGTGAACATCACCTGAACACATATCTCCACCCCATAAAAGGCAAAGACCATCTATGTTCACACCATCTATATAAGAATCTGACAGCTCTATTGTCTTATCAACGAAACGTTTTAACCTCATCTCAGCTATGCAACGATCATATTTATTAGCCCCACCCATCTCATCCAAGTCAACGACTTCATCTAAATGAAGGTCAGACATCATAGCCACAACTGTTGCTGAACTTTTCTTAGGTTTCTTAGGAGTCAACCAGGTGGGAATAGTTTTCCTACGGCTGGCTTCATAAGCATCAAGAAGTTTATTGTTAGCTTCTACTTCTTCTGAAAGTGCAGCTGATTGTTTACGAGCTATGCGTAGCTCTGACTTAGCTTTAGTGTGCGCTTTCTCTAACCGTGATAAACGATCTAAGAGAACACTTATCTCAGTGAACTCTTCTAAAGAATCACTCAGAAGCCCGCCTCTTTCGTTCATCAACTAAAGGCTCAACCTTTTTAGGAGTAGCCTCATTGAAACCGTGAACTGTTTTCAACCAATCTGAAACAACTTTAGAGCCAGCATTAGAAGCAATGATCTCTTCTTTAAGTTCTTCAGGAAGAGTGTCGCACCATCTCCCTGAACCACCATTCCTGGTGGCTTCTGTAAAATCTTTAAGACTTATGGGACTGTTAGAAGTCGGCATGTAAGAGTTCCTTCCCAAAAAGAATCATTGTTACTCATACGAATTGGAGACATTTCAATGTCTTCAACTGTGACTGTGAGTGATTGATCCCCTTCTTCAAAAGTAACCGCCTTTGATTGGTTAGCAAGGTTCCGCAAATGTAAATACTCTTCTTTACTATCATACCCTGCGAAAGCCCCTGAACCATGTATGGTCGCAACTTGCCCTTGTAATACTAATGGTGCAATGATTTCTTCTATGCGAACTGGTTGTGGTCTGCCATGAAAAGACCAGCGTTGGAATATCGGTCCAGCTGTAGTAGAACCAGCTTCCCTGGCTAAAGTTATTTTAATAACAAATGTTTCACTAGCTGGATCTGTAGGAGAATACGCTACTTCTGTTCCTGTGCTTGTAACAGCCATAGCAGTTGAAATGTTATTTTCATCTGTGACAGTAATCGTTGCCGAACCAGTAACATTACCTTCAACTAAACCACGATAGTTATGTGAACCCGATCTGTAATCAACTCCTGCTAATCGGTAATCTAAATCACCTGAAGCAGAAACGCTTTGATCTTTAGAGAACCTAGCCGAACCAGCTCGACCAACCTTAGAAGCTGTAGTCCCGAAAGTAACTTCACCCACTGTTAGTTCAGCTGAAGTGGAAAGATCGCCAGTAGCATCTTCACCATATATTTCTCCATTGCTATCAGTGAAAAATAGTTTGCTATTGTATACTTCTAATGAAAGCACGTTCCCATAACTCGCAGAATCAAATGCTAGAAAACGGCAATATGCTGGAACGAGTGTCGAAGTGAAAATAGAAAGGTCAGCTTTATATGTATCTCCATTTTTTGTACCCCAATATCCATACTTACCGGAGATACGAACACCATAAGCTGCTCCACCTGTATCTATAACGGGTCCAAAAGTTACTGATTGTTGATCGTTAGAATTAACAACACCAAACCTGACCCCTGCGGAGGTGCCTACCATGACAAGCTCTCCAAACGTATCGACACTAAACGGCGTAGAGAATGTTTCCCCCACTGGTAGCACCGCCGCAGGAACCGGATAAGAGAGAGAACCGTCTGTTGCAGATATCCCTATCGCGTAGAGGATTCCCTGTCCATTTACATTATACGCCGCATAAATACAATTAGCCCCACCTTTAATAGCTTGGCAGGTTCCTGTAAGAGTTTTATCAAAAGTTAAAACTGCACCTGAAGTATTCAGCTCTACTATTCTCCCGCCATCAGCTGATATAAGTCTTCCATTAGCGTACTCAATAACATCCCCTGCGAAGCTTCCTATAGTAGAAGCTGTAGAAGTGCTAGAAACTGTTTCTTTTTTAACCGCTGAACCAGTCGTGGCATAAAGATCCGTACCATCAGAAGTCCAATCAGTGATAGTTCCACCCATAGGAGTGGCACTAAAACTAATTTCACCGGACTGATCTGGGTTGCCGAATTTTAAATTAGAACCATCAGAGAAATAAAACACAGAACCATTAACAATCCTGGCGTACATATTACTGCTAGAGCCAACAGCTTGTTTTCTTTCGATCTCTTTACACATGGTCAGCTGACCTTTAGTGAAAATGTCTATGTTCTTAGAAGTATGAAACCTTCTTCTATCAGAATCAGGAAGGTCATAATGTTCTTGACCAGCTCCGTATGACCAATCTGTTTGACTTCTAACCCATTGACCTACATTACTAAGAGTATTCTCACCAACATCTTCCGATGTATCCCTTTGTTCTTTTTGTGCGGGAACAGTTCTCCGACGATAGTTAGTGTAATCAACCTGGTATCCTCGACCATTTATAGAAACATCATATTGAGGCGAAACCGCCATTACTACTCCCCGCTACGAAGCCATTGAGTAGGGTACATTCGTGCTAAACGCATCTTCTCAGCTTCCAGCCGTTGCTCACGACGGAAACGTAGATCACGCATAGAAGCAGAAATAGCACCCGAAGGAACTTCCTCGGCTCGTCTGATAGGAGATTGAGTCATCACACTTTCACGGGCTATCGGTTTGAAAGTCATCAAAGCTAAAGCTGCACCTAAAGGTGGCAGATCGTAAGCTTCTGAATGAAGACCAACAGTTGATAGAGCTGTCGAAGAAGCACTCAAAGTAGTGAAAGGTGCTTTGTATTCAACACGAACACCCTGACCTGACGTTGGTGCATCAGCTAAAACTAAAGCAGTTTCAGAAGCGAACGTAGAAGAAAGCCTGTTGCGACGCAACGACCATCTACGAACTTCCGGTTCTGACAAATCACCGGACTCATCAGTGAAAGTAACACGATGAACACTAAGAACATCCGAAGCAAGATTGTACCCTTGAGTGGAAGCCGTGTAAGTAAACGTAGCTACTTTCATTTGGTATAAACCTTGAGCTGAAAGATCATTCAAATCGTCATTCAAAGCATCCAAGATCATGTGAGCAGGGTATTGAGGTGAAACTCTGATAATAGAATCATCAATATGGGTAGTGGCAGTAGAGCCACCATAGCCTCTGATGACACCTACATTAAGACCACTAACCGATGTCACATACATTAACTCTGTGCCAATTTCTACAATCGCACCAGGGGCAATAGGACCGGCATCAAGTTCAATAGTAAAACTCCCTGCTGTAGTGCTGTTAATAGCACCATTCAATCTGTTGATTGTTTCAACAGTCCCAGAGAGCAACAAATCCCTAGTTCTATCTATCCAGGTTTGTGCTGTCATGTTCCACTATCCTTTGATTCTTTAATAACTTTCTCTACCTGGTCACGGGTTGTTTTATCTTCAACAATCTGTCCCGACTCCACCTCCATCTTAGTCTCAGCACGACTCTCTAAGTCGGCAGAACCACGAATAGAAGGCGGTTGTAAACCATCATCCCTTAAACGCTTGTAGGAATCCATGTCTGTTTCCAAATCATTCCAAGCTTCTTTCTCACCAGCTGCGCTACTACGAGAAGGCATAGCTGAAGGGGCGGTACGAAAAGACCGAGCGTTCTGTCTGAAAGCTTCACGTTCTTCAGGTGTAGCGTCGCTAACAAAACGACCATTCTCTCTTCTTAATTTAGTACCCATCAAGCAGCCTCCCTAACAGTAACGTCATAACCTGCTGCTATTAAAAGATTAGCTTCAGTTGAAGTTAAATCATCAGGACTTTCATGTGAGCCATACAAAGTCCTAGTTATATTAGCAACATCAGCTGGTGTGACAGGTTGATCTGTCGTGACAGTAGTGTTTGAAAGAATCCAAACATTAGAACCCCTGGATCTTGGACTATAGAAACGTGCAAGCCTGTTCATAGGCGCTAATGGTTGATAATCAGGTTCACCTTTAGCTTGTGTCGGTAAAGTGTTTTCGTATTTAGGCACATACCTCATAGCCATATCAGGGTCACCTACCGTAGCTGTGCCATTTAAAATGTTAGGCACAATTAAAGCAGTACCAGATATGGCACTAGGAGCAGGGATTGTTGCACTAGCAGCAACAGTCGCAGCGGAGACTTGAGCGTCACCTGTTACGACATGCGCTGGTACTGCACCAACACCTGCAACAGAAGCTGGTTCAGCTTCAGTGAATAAAAGAATCGTTACATTTTGAGGAACACCTGTAGCTTCAACAGTCGTAGCTGAAATAGTTACGATACTTGCAGCGGTAACCGAAGGGACAGTAGCCCCTGGGCATGTTATCGACGCAGGAGAGACACTCGCATTTCCCGATACTGTTGACGCAGGAACCGCACCCACACCAGCAACCACGCTAATAGCAGGGTCAGCACCGATATTAACTTCAGCTGCGTTGTCCCCACGATACGTTGTCGCTGTTTGCCTGTAATCAATCCCTGATTCTCTGTAAGGGAGACTCCTTTGAACTTCAGGGAGTGTAGTTGTGCAAGCAATCGTCGAAGGGGTAATAGTGGCATGAGCTACACCATAATAATTTCTGATTGAATCTCTGTAATCAATCCCTGATTGGCGGTAATCAAGAGCCACTTCATTCTCCGAACATCTTGTTATAGGTTATCGAACCTACAATACCATCAGGTTTAAGACCGTTTTCTTTCTGCCAAGCTTTAACACGCTGAACTGTCAGCCATCCATAATCTCCGTTCAGGGGCAATCCTAAGACCGCCTGAACCCATTTGACTAGGGGTGACCTATTTCTAGGCCAGCGAAGCTTCAGAGGCTTTGTAAACGCCGGAGGAACGAGCTTAGGAACCACTACCGTTTCCACATCAGGGCGCATTTCCTGTAACCGAGAATAAGCAGTATGACCAGGGCAATCTTTATTCTTCACATCACGATGCCCACGTATATTAAAATCAGGCAAAATGTAACCCAGCTTGATTCCTTCTTTAATCAAATTATGTATCGCTCGAACAGCCTCATCAGAAATAACTTGTTGAGTAGTATCACCAATAATACAAATAGCGTATGACCTGTGATTCCAATTCTTAGTAGCACCAGGTCTATTAAACCAGCCTCTAGCTTCATATATTCGACCAGATTTTAAACCAATAAGAAAACTGTAAGCTATGTCAGCCCACGATTTACCGAAATGGTAACGCTGGTATGCCCTAGCTATAGCAGCTTCACCCTCTTGAGAGTGATCTCTTAAAAGAGTAGCGCCATGATGAATGAACACATGGTCAACTGGTCGTTTCTGATTGGTTGTCCAACGAGCCGGTTCCGCACCCCATTCTTCTCTTGGGATTATATCGGTCATTCGTTGTCCTGGTAGAAGCTTTCTCCCCATGCTTTACTTTGGATAGCTTCTTCAGCTAAATATATACGATCCCAGATCGTACTAAATTCTGAAGGAACCCAAGCCATAGAAGCAATGATCTCTTTCATCTCATCTACATCTTCAATAAGAACATTCATGTCAGAAGCTATAGCTTCAACGATTAGAGAAGGCGCGAACCTGTCCAAATCGTCAAGACGAGCAGCCCTAACGCTGTCAATGGCAGAAGCATTTGCAACAATACCTTCCTCTATTTCATCTAACTTTGCTAGAACACTCGAATCAGTCCCAGTGTTCTGTTCAATAACAGCTACTTTCGCTTCTAAATCAGAGATTTGATTAGCGACTGAAGCTGCTTTCCAAACGACTACACCTGAGATGGAGGCAACAGACATGATGAGTCCAAGCGTTAGCTTGGATACTCCTATCTTTTTTACGTCTGTTATCTCTTCCATTGTTTACTCTGGTTGTGTCGGCCAATCACCGAACTCAGATTGTTTAGTTGCTGTTGAAGGGAAGTCCCGAAGTTCTTGACGGTATGTAGCCCATTCAGCTTTCTTCTCATCAGCAAGAGGAGAATCAGCCATTTGAGTCCAATCAGACTCAATCAATAAAGCATTTCGCCTGTGTCTAACAGGTGAAATATCGTTATCATACGCTTCTCTTTCAGCAAGAATTTCTGCACGTTCATCATCATCCAATGGGACAGTTATCCATTCACCATCTTCGTCTTGAATCAGCTTGTTCATTTCTTCTTCTGACATATTTATCTCCTTTCTTATCTACGAAAATTTTCTGCCATAAACATGAAAATATGTAGGTGACCTCCAAGAGTCATGGTAAGGCGTAAACCTCACACTTTCCCAAGGACCCGTATGACCACTCCAACTTACACCAGCACTAGCAATTCCGATAGTGGTTTCAAATTGGTGAGCCTGCGTACTGTCTTGTCTACTGTGAGGCATCCCAGTTTGGAAAAATACGTTCGGACTTCTACTGCCTGTACCGTGCATATTTATTACTTCAACTATCCCACATCCCATGCCACCATTCTGCGCCCAACCATACAAGGTTTGATGGCTAGTAAGTTTTGCACTAATTTCAGCACCAGGGTTATTATTGGAGTGATAATTAGCGGCAGTAGCTGAATGTCTATTGTAAATCCAGTTGGAATTATGGTAACTGTTACTCCAACCGTGTGTGGGATGATAAAAACTCATTCTTAATGTGGTTCCATCATTGTCATTAGCGGAACGGAACCCTTGCCATATGATAACCGCATCCTTATAGTCGCTCATACTAGCTAAGGACACATCTATATATGTGGATGTTTGCACACTGCTAGTGCTTAAACCAACTGATCTCACATATTCTAAATCTGCTGCCATGTTTCCACCTTTAGTATTCCAACTGCCATAAAGAAATTTTCGAGCCAGTATCTATTTTGTTACCACTACCATGAGTGATCTGAATTGAACTGATTGCTGAAGCGGTGTAACACTTACTCCAACCATAGCTTCTGCCATACCAGCCATACCCTAATGACTGCGCTCTAAACAGCATTTGTTTACCGCCACCAATGTTCGCTGTAGTTCTATTACTGTTAGTTGTCAGGGCTTGTGTCCAATTAGCGAACGGAAACCACACCTCGATAAAAGTTCTATCGTTACTGTTACCAGTGTTATGGATAGAGGCATTGTTAGCTTGCTTATGCCAGCCACCAGAACCGTAAGAATAAGAAGAGCTACCGCCACCGCTTGAGCTTGCCCCATTAGTGTCATACATTCCTGTAGTCTCATTGTTTATAGTGAGGTAAATGCCACTAGCGTTGCCGTTATGTATATGCAAATCCATAGCTAAATACAAATGAGGTGAACTAGGGATGCTGTTAAAATTGACACTTGAAACTGTGCTTCCAACAGTTGTTGTAGATATTAGTTTCATTATCCGTAACTCACCCCATAAACTTGCACATTAGTGCCAGCATCAAACTGACCGTTCCCATGAACATCTCCACACCCGAACTGTATCGTACCCATAGACCCGATTACAGACTGACTAGGAAGGGTAGAGGATGCGAACTGAAACATATTTCCTTCATTACATCCACCGATCACCTGAATACCACAATTAGCGGTACCTTGTTGAGAGCCGTTATATGTAGTTTCGTTCCTGTCTCCACTTACATAAAGATCAACCCAACCGTACCTACCAGCAGTATCGTTATATTCGGTCATTACATCCCGAAACTCTGCGTATGACTGAGAGTTACCGTACCCGAATAAAAAACTGCCACTAGATGATGCGAAATAACATTGATCCTGATACACGTTGGCACTTGAATATCCATCAACTCTGACTGTTAAATGACCTTGAGCATTTTGATTGCCGCCTCTTAAAGCCATACGGAACCAAAGAGCATCATAAGAATTATATGGCGCACTAGACACCGTATAACTTATATACTGTGTATCCGAACTAAGAGTCAGTTCGTTAATACCTTCCCAAAGGAAACTCTCACCAGCACCACTAGCCGCAGATGACCCTAAAAGAGCATGAATCTGCGACATTTAAGCTTCCAAAGATCCGATAAGAACCCAAGTAGTAGAAGCAGTTTTTATAGCTGTAGCACTCGCATACTGTCCTGCAATCTTTTTATTACCATCTTTTGACGACAAAGTGTCAGAAGTAATAGCTATAGTCACAGTCCCGCTACCCAACCGAACGAAAGTCAAAGTTGTACCCACAGGGTAAGCAACCGAACTGTTCGCTGGAATAGTCAAAGTGTAATTAGAACCACTGT